AAAAATGGGTATGTAATTTATGGGTACATAAACATATATACACCGGACCTGCAAAACCCGAAAAATAAAATATTAGTTTATACAAATGGTTAATAACAATACAGATAGAAATCGAAAAAATTTAACAAATTATATAAATTCTAAAAATAAAATTTGTAATGGTCTCGATAAAAAACAGTTTATTAGCCAATTGGGTAATAAAACAATGGACGAAATCAAGCAAAATGTAAACAAAGAATTTAGAAAACAACAACTCAGGTTTTTAGGTCGGGGTTGTGGTAATGGTATAAATCTTCGAAAGTCCCAAGGAGGGAAAAAAAGTTTTTTTAGTAAATTTAAAAAATCAAAATCTTAAACTACATTTTGATCAATACGCAATCTTAATTGCTCGGTAAAATATACATGTCTATCTAACATTAATGTTATAAATGTAAACACATTTATAACACTATATATGAAATAGTATCCCATAAATTCATACATTTTTTCGGAAGCTGTAAAACTAAAAGATATAACCAAATAAAACGTATGCACCTTTATAAAATTTTCATTATTTTCAGAAATATAAAGACATTCTATAAACGACAAAATTATATCTAAAATTGTTATATAATCCTGCATTAACAAAATGGTGTAGAATAGTGTTAATATAAACATATTAATATGAAAAAACTTATATACATTACGTATTTTGACATTCCTTATATTAATATCCATTGTTTGAATTCTATTTTGTTCCTGTACAGGTTCAGTAACGGGTAATGGTGGAGGTCTTTGAACCGCGTCATTTATACCCAATACAGGTACATCACCCGGGTTTATAACAACATTATAATATTCGTTCGTCGTCATCTCCTCTTCTTTTATTGAATAATATTTTTAAACCAATTTTTGTAATAATGGTATATTTCACTAATTTAATAATAGTACGAAAACACTTTTGTCTTCGTTCACGCGCACTAATTTTCCTTATTTTATTTAAATTATCGCACATCTCGATATAATCACCGTCGCGCATTTTATGTTTATTATCGTCAATAATAGCTAAAAGACGTCTAAGATATTTATCCATATAATATACTTAATATATTAATTGGTCGTCACGTTTGACGTTAAAAACGTTCCATCTTCATCGATGATAAGTTCACCACGTTCGGCTAGCATTTTTCGATGTAACATGTGATGTTCCTTGACATCATTCTTGTTTTGTCCGATATACGGAACGGCATAGCCATTTTCGCACATCCACTTATTCACATTTGTCCAGATACCTTCTTCATGTACCCACAATTCACCGAGCGCGCGTCCATACTTACCGACCGAGTCACGTTCGGGACATCTCAATTCGATCTCACAATCGTCCTTGTCGGATTCGACTGCTTTTGTGACCCATTTAAGAATCTGTTTCTTGGCGTGTTTCCCGTAAATCTTTTCGATCTTATCGGACGTCCGTGATTCTTCGGTATCGATACCGAGCAATCTTACGCGTTGGCGAATGAGTACGTCAAACCCCAAATCGATAAGAACGTCGACGGTATCACCGTCAACGACTTTCGAACACGAGTCGATTTTGTATCTGAATTCACATGGGGATTGGTTGTACGTTTCTGTCATTATTATATAAAGTGTAGTTGTTTAATCTTTAATTACAATTTACAATTTAATGAATTAATTAATTCTAGTATATTGTCTTTATTCTTAGATGTATCTTTTTGTAATTCTTTATGACATTCTTTACAAATAGCTTGTAAATTATTATGTTCATGATGATACGCGATCCATTCGTCTGTAAAATCATAATCTTTTTTTAAAAAACATTTAGTATGTTGGTCGGTATCTCCAAACTCATTTGGAATTGTATTTTCCGGTTTTGATTTTAAAAAATCATATACAAGTTTATTAAATGTAAGAGGTGATTTATGATCTGTTACCAATTCTTTTTCGGATTTACATATTTCACAACATTTTTTATCCTTTTTAAAAAGAATTATTTGTTCCAAAATACTCGTACGAAGTGCATCTATAAAATGATCATAATATTTATCTTCATCTGATTTTAAAGATTTATTTTTCTTATAACAATGTTTAAAAGAAGTACACTCCGTTTCACCATTTTCTTTTTTCCAATGTAATTCGTAATAGGAAAAAGAATCGGATTTTTTGGTAAAAAAGTCAACTACAGTATCAAATTTTAATTTTTCTGCTTCGGGATGCTGGCGAAGAATGAATTTCATATTATTAAAATCAATTAATGACTCGCCTTTGATTGATTTACGTTCTTTACCGTAATACTTTTTATCAAAATCTTGTCTTATTTCCCTTCTTTGATCAACACTCATTTTATCCCATATTTCATCCGTTAGTTCTAGTTGATGTATCATTATAAATTATATTACATACATTCTCTAACTATATTAAATATTACAAATCAAATTCCTTCTTAGTCCCACCATCGTACTCGTTCACGAACCCTGAATCTATCATTTTTTTGTTAATCGAAACCATATCCCTTCTATTTTTGTATACGAAAACGAGCGTTCGTCCGTACTTATCGTTTTTCTTACACGAAATCCATACCCATCCATTTACATTATATCTACACATGAATGGGTTCCATAACACATGTTTTGCACGATCGTCGAACCCTAAAAATTGCATGAATGTGAATTTAGCACGTTTCGCCATGGCAATATGTTTATCCCTATTTTTCATATCTTTAGGTGGTCGCATTTCGGGTGAATCGTACCCAACAGTTCGGAAAGTAAATTTTAAAATACGATTGTGAAGTATAATACACGCCTTGAACGTATCACCGTCGTAGACGTCTGTTATCTTGGCGTACCCTTCATACTTATCGAGACTAAAAACGGGTATAGAAACATCAGTTTTTGATAATTTACGTTTTGTAAAACAATACATTATTTTATAACCCCCTAATTCTTTTAAGTTCATCACATATTTTTAAATAATCACCCTCTGGTAAATTCGATGAATTTTTATCAACAAGTTCCATAACAGTTCTTGAAACACTACGTAATGTTACATCTCTATCATACATGGGTTCTGGGTTAATCGGTGGACGACATAACCAATCTGTACCTGTTATTTGACCTTCATAATTGTATGTATCTCGAATATACCCAAAAAAATCTCTTAATCGAGGGAAATACATATTTTGAGACCAAACTGTATCATGACGGAAAATATAATCTTTATCGATTAAAATATTATCTCGTGTTTCCCAAAGAGTTGTATTATAATTGAACATGGAAATTGGACGAATACTACCATCTTCTGGTGTAGGTAAAGTATCATTTCGGTTTAAATAAAGTGCATTATAATTAAATGAAAATATAGGAGATGCATATGCTTCTATATAATCAACTACACCTGGACGTATTGTATCACGACCATGCTGTTCATATACAACTTTAATCAATATTTGTTGAAGTCCTTCACATGTATTAGGTATAGCTGTTGGTATATTACTATTTACAAATGGGGTTGAAGGCATTTATATATTTATAACATTTATTCCTTATCCGGGTTTATATAAATTTCTGGTGCATCTTCTATTATATCTATAACATATCTACTTTTATCATTAGTAGGGGATATCATTACCATTCTACATTTTTTTGTACTGATCATAGTTTGTTCAGGTATTTCTGTTGGTATAATAGTTGGTGTACATAATAACATCCACATACTTTATATTATACATATAGAAAATATATCTATATTATATAGTAAAAATATTATATATTATATAGTAAAAATATTATATATCATTAATAAATAATAATATTATAAAAAATATATATAGAAATTAAACAGTAAAAAAATAAAAACTTCCACTCATTTTCCGAACAGTTGAACAAAAATTTATTTTTGAAAAAAAAGTACCTCTTCAAAGGAGTTACTATATATAAAAATAAAAAATAAAAAAAAGGTCCGAAAATCCGTGGAAGTTTTTATTTTTTTACTGTTTGATATAGGTATAGTTTTAATTATACCCTAAACAACTAAAAAACTCGTCGATTAATCCGTGGAAGTTTTTATTTTTTTACTGTTTGATATAGGTATAGTTTTATTTTTATATAAAATGACGAAAAAAAGTCGAAAAATAGTCAAAAACTTTCCAAAAAAAATCGACGACTAAAAAACTCGTCGATTAATCCGTGGAAGTTTTTATTTTTTTACTGTTTGATATAGGTATGGTTTTTATAAATAAATACTGGTAGTCATGAATAAAAAATAAGTTTTAATACTAAACAATGAAGCTTGTATTGATAGTATTAATACTTCTCGTACTTATGATGATGTCCAGGACAGAAATGTTTACAGAACAATTTGGATTCTCTGGATACACCAAACCAGTTGGTCCAATATTCCTAGATGGTATGGAAACGGATTTAGCAGGGTATACTGAATCTGGTGAAGATGTTTCTGTAACTAATGATCTCATGCAGAAAATGGTTCTTGCAACTAATAAAGAAGTTTCTAAAAGAACGGGACTTTGTACTTATATTATAGAAACAACAGGTGTTAAAAAGTTTGTAGACAAACTTTCCAAAAATGAAATATATAGATGTCAATTCATGACAGTAAAACATAAGGGGTTTGCTATGGGTTTTGCTGTTACATCTGATATTAGAATTATTGATGACGAAGCAGTTGTGTTGAATTTGAAAGCGCAGCCAATAGATATAAATCCACCTACGGATCCAAGTATTTACCAAAAATCTATAAAGGGTAAAGAGTTTGAAGATTATACGAATGTAAGACAAAGTGAAATTGATAAAATCAAACATACACAACTTGTAGAAAAAACTGTATTAGATCCACAAACCATGTATGGAAAACCACCAGTTGATACTCCTATTGATCCAACTAACCCAGTTCCAATTATAAAACCAGAACAAGGTGCTATTAAGGATAGAATAGTATACCCCCCAAACATGTAAAATTACAAATTAAAAGTTCTTAACACATCATAATGATCAGTATCGATGAAATAACACGTATAGCTGAAAAAAGAAATCACTTGAAAAAGGAAACATATACCAAAATATACGAACAAATTTCAAAGAAGATAAGACAGTCAGTTGAATTAGGTCATAAGTACCTATTCTGTCAAATACCTTCTTTTGTTATGGGATATCCCCATTTTAACAGGATGAAGGCGTTACAATATATAAAACGTCAGTTCGAAATAGGTGGTTTTACAGTTCAGGTTATAGGAGAGTTTGAATTGTGTATTTCATGGAGACCTAATAAAAAATCTAATAAAAATGATTCAAATAATGAACCAGACGACCCAGAAGAATTCCCTACACTTATAAATCTTAAAAAGGCTGCAAATAAATACAGGAGACATGCGTGAGAGTTTAAAGTTTAATAATGTAATTATAATACAAACATGAGCGACCCACTTAATATATTAGTAGAGGCTAAGCGTGAATATATAGGTCAATTATGTTTACTTATGTGTCCTGTTATGATCGAAACATTTGAAACAATGTATGAAGAAGCTTATAAACTTTCAAAAGGTAGAAAAGTTCTTGTAATGTACCAGAAACTTTTAAAAGAAGTTCCAAATTGGAGTGACGCTTTGTCAAAAACGCATACAGATAATATAACAAATAGATGTGCGTGGTTTAACGATTTATTAGCAGCTGTTTTTGTAAGTTGTGTTAAGATTTTATCGGCAGTTCGATTAAATAAAGATAATAAGAAGATTTCTCTTAAACTTCCAACGAATGAAGTTTTCATCCAGACGTGTTACAATAACGCAGCAAAGGATTTATATTTAGATCCATATATTTACCACGAAGCACAGAACGAACATGCGAGAAATGACAAATTATACGAGAGATTTTGTGCGTGTATCGAAACGTCTGTAAAAGAACTTATACCAGTTCAACAAATATTACAAACGTATATGTCTCAATCACAAGAGGGACAAGATTTGGACGTTGGTGAAGCTGAAGTTGGTGATTCAGAAGACCCCGATCTTATCGATGGTTATGAAGAAGAAACAACAGAGGAACCATTTGAAACACCTACAGGAGAACCTACTATGGAAGAGCATTCCATGGAAGAACATCCAATGGAAGAACATCCAATGGAAGAATCTATGGAACAACCAATGGAGCAATCAATGGAACCAGAAAGAACATCTCCATTTGAAAATGAATTCAGGACTATAAATACAAAGACGGGTTCTCAAATGCAACAACCACGACCACAACAACCACAGGCGGGACACCCAGAAGATGAAGGTGTACTTTTTCCAGACGCATCCGAAACCCGTGCAAAAAAAGTTGGGTATTATTAAATGGAGTTTGAAGACTATTTAAGAGACCCAGCATGGGCCGGTATAATTGCCGGTATGATAACTGCCGGATATATACATTTCAAGGCAAAAATTAATAACGAAGGTAAGCTTCCAGTAAGTGCATATGCAAAACCAGCAACACTTACAGCAATTTTAGTATTTTTTATCGTTACCAATGGATTAGGTAAGAAAGAGACCATATCAACAGAACCATTTTAATTTTATAACTTAAAGATAATATACGTCATTACTATATAAAAATGGCTTCTGTGACTGCATTCAATGATATGATGGGTCAATTTCTTGTGGAATTACACAAGACATTTCCAGAAGAAAAAGGCTTGAAAAAGTGTTTATCCGCTTTCGATTTGATGAAAGAGGCTAACCCAAGATTAGTTGTCGATGGGTTTATGAACGGTGTTACGCCATACGCTGAAAAAATTTCAGCTAAAGATGAAACATTTTTCCTTAATGAATCTAAGAATTTGGATTTCATGAAAGGTGTGGATCTCGAAAAACATTGGGGTTCTGCTTCCGAAAATACAAAAAATGCAATTTGGCAATATGTTCAGACATTATACATGCTCGGAACCACTATAAGTTCCATCCCAGAAGAAACTCTTTCCATGATCGAAACTGTTGCAAAACAGTGCGCCGATAAAATGGGTGAAGATGGAACCGAACTTGATGAAGCTGCTTTGATGAAAACTATGCAGGGTATGTTGGGTGGCATGATGAAAAAATAAACTCACTATATATAAATGACATCTTGGTTTGAAGATCCAAAACAATTGGTTCGTGTAGACAAAGTTCATGAATTTTGGCCATCAAAAACACAATCTTCAGCAGAGCGTGTTAACGCAACTGCTCGTTTTATCATTTATGCAACGTGTATAATATATCTTATAAGGCGTGATCCACGCATTTTCGTTTTAGGTGCAACCGTACTCGGCGTTCTTTATATAATGGAAAAGTCTGATATGGTTAAAGAAGGTGTTGCAAGACCAACACACGTGTATAATAACGAAGGTAAACCATGTTCTATGCCAACAAAGGATAATCCCATGGGAAATGTGCTTATGTCGGATTATACAGACAGACCAGATAGACCACAATCATGCCATTACCCAACTGTAAAGGCACCAGTAAACAATTTCCTTACAGGTGACATTAAATACGGCCCAGGTCGTTCGCGTTCATCTATGCCCGAATATCAAAGAAACGGGTTATCTAGACAATTTGTAAGTATGCCAGATACATCTTTAGGTGATACACCTTATTACGAATTTATTCATGGTAGTAGAAATATTGGTACGTGTCGTCAAGACAATACAATGTGTAATCCAGACGCGAGAGGGGTTCAGCTCGAAGCATTTGCGGGACTCGATCCAAACGGTGATAAAAGAAGTGGTATGCACAGAGGTTCTGGATTAGCTGCCGGGCATACTTCGTAATTTTAAATGATTTAATAATAAAGTAGTAGATACTCGATTTCCATAAACAAAATCTCTTGTTATAATAAATGGCGTATCAACTCCAACCAGGAATGAAAGTTGTTCAAGATCACGCGGTTCCATCCGTATGCGCATCTGAAGAAGTCTTAGTGTATCCCCAGCCCAGTACTCTTAACTATGTTTCAAGTCGTCCAAATACTATGTTATATGGGACTGCTCCATACATGGCAGGTAAAGGATCACCAGCAGAATATATTAATACGTCTGACGAACTCAGACCACAATCCACATCTCGTTTTAATAAAGTTTTAGCGAAAACATACGAAAGAAATTTTCACCCACTCCAAAATGTTGAATGTAAATTACCACTTCAAACACAAACTTATGATGCAACAAGTACACGTGCTGATACACAAAATGGTTTATTTCAGCAAAGATACCTCAATAAAAATCTCGCTAAGAAATAAGAATGGCTGACCCTATCTCTATAATGGCTATAGCCGGCCTAGTTTATGCCGGACGAAAGTTAAGTCAATCAGAAGAAAAATATTCAGTAGAAGGTAATCCTATAGAAGAACAGGAAATCGTTTCGGAATTTTCCGACATAGATGTCACTGCACCACCCGGGTATTTAGGTCCTTTATCACCACTCGAAGAACCAATGTACCAAAATAAAGAAGAAATCGGTTCATTTGCCGATATTTCACGACAACAAAGATCGTCTGGTGGGGAGGTTTTAACGATGAGAAACCGCATGTATGATGCAGGGAGAATGAATAACCTTTCTCCAGTTGAAAAACAACTCGTTGGCCCAGGTTTGGGTGTTGGACCAGAAGTACCCGCTTTTGGAGGGAACCAACAATTATTTCGTGTTAACCCAGAAAATGTTGGTGCGTATCGTTTAACAACTTTACCAGGTAGGTCTGGACCAGCATTTGATTCGAAAGGTGGTAGACGAGGTGTCGTTGGGAAGGTTTCGCAAAATAGACCAGAAAAGACGGCGTTTCTTCCAGAACGTCTTCCACCATCTGGAGGTCGTGCTCAAGGTATGTCTGGTAGAACTACACGAGCGGAACATGAACGTACCAAGAGAACAACCAATAGATCCGAAACGGGTTCTAGAACGGATACTTTGGGTTTTGCAACTGCAAAGAGAACGGTATCTGCACTTACACGCGCACAAGAACCAACACGTAATAAAAAGGATGGTAACATCGAACATTATCAATACAGTAATCAACCAGCACCGGGTATAGCTAGTTTTGTAGGTGGTTATTTGAATGCACCAGCTATCAAAATTGGTGAAAAGAGAACATATGGTTCCATGCATACAGCAGAAGAACTTACTAAATATGGTTTCAGACCAGATGATCGTCGCGGTAAGGCTGGTCGTGCAGCGGGTCCCGGTAGAATGAATGTTCGAGCAGATGCACTTAACCAAGGTGGTATGGTTACAAGTGTTCGTTCCGATACAACGAGAATTGATGGAAGAGTAAATGCCGCGAACGGGGCGTGGACACAACAATACAAAAACAACGATTATCACAAATTCAACGCTTATAAAGGTCACGAAAATCCAAATGCTTCTAATATGAGTTTAGACACAGCTAGAAGACAACTTGCGAGTAACCCATTGGTTCATAGTCTTTCGTAATTAATTATATAAAAACGAGAAATACACTCATTAAAATAATAGCCCGTTATTTTAATGAAGGTACATACCCTAGACATAGATAGTGGCGAACGCGAACCCATTTTGTACCCAGATCCTTCTGATTATGTTGTACAACTTAAAAATCCAATTTATGACGTTACAAAGATATCACTTATATCAGCGCGTATACATAATAGTCAATACTTGATAAACTCCAGGAACAATCAATTTGATATAAACGGAACAACTATCACTATACCTATAGGAAACTATAGTGGTAAAGATTTAGCACAGGCTGTTGTCACTGCGTCATCTGTTTTAACGTCCGCACAATTCGAAAAAGAGACTAATGCTATAACGTTTACAGGTAGTGCCCCATTTACATTTGAATTTTATGGTGGTACAAATGGATATGCATCTGGTACACCTGGATATACAACACCACACGATATATTAGGGTTACCAGCAAGTAATGTTTCTTCTACAGGTAATACATTAGAAACGGGTAGTCTTAATTTACAAGGTGCCGATGCAATTATTGTTAAATTAAGTAGTGGTTCTGATGAATTTAACAAAACTGTGTTTTCGGAAACACCATTTTATACAGGTCGTATACTTTTCTGTGGTGATGTGATTAATTATTCGGGTGTTGATGATGCTGTGGAACATAATTTTGATTCTGGATCACAAAAAACAATATCGAGTTTACGTGTTCAGTTTTATTATAGTAGTAATAACCGTTTAATACCATATGATTTTAGAAACGCAAATCATATACTAAAACTTGCAGTAACATGTTCTACTGATAAACTTGAAAATGTAGCTAAAGTGGAAAGAGACTTTTCTCTTCCACCACCTATGAGTATCCCCGAATTAGAGGATCCGCGTAGATGGGATGCATTTATATCTATATTTTTAGTAGTTGCAACCGGTTTATTTTTATTACTGGTTATGCGTAAACCGAGACTTAACGAGTAACCGCGAAGACTGGTTGGGATGGCTTCGTGACCTTCGAGGAGACACGAGAGATGCCAACATAGACAACAATAGAC